TTCAAAAGTGATGATAGTGTTTTCCCTTTAAATATTTCAGTATCTTTATCTTTCATACTCATTTGATTGCTCCTAATAGACTTCCTCATATATAAATATGTAATAAACGAAAAAAGGGTAACAACTTGTTACCCTTATTCAAAAAATATATATAAAATAGATTATTTAGATTTGAAAACTACCAGTATCCTTATAGGCTAAAGTTCCAGTTCTAGCATATTCCTTATTTAACGATATATAATGTTTTTTAATAACATTTATAACTCGTGTAATATGTTGAGTATTTGAACCAGTCATCTCTCTAATAAGAACATATAAAGCTTTTTTATTAAAATTTTCTATCATCTGACGAGTCTTCATAAGATATAAAACCGCATCTGCTACAGCTATATCTTTTTTTCTTTTGAATATAGTAGTAAGATTAGCTTCAAGGTAATCTACCAATTCAGTAAAAAATTCTGAAGTGTTTTCACTCATATCAGCATACTCAGATTCTTGTGACATATGAGATTGATATGCAGTACTATCAGTGCTTTTATGTAGTTTATACATTTTATAATTTCTATTATTATTTAGAATTAACCAATTTTTAGCTACAACAGAAAAATATGAAAATGCTCTTCCCTTTTCAGATTCATACTTATCTATATTCATTACAAGAAAACCAACTACATCTAATTTAACTTGGTCTGATGGTACATCAAAGTAATAAAATTTATATGTGTGAATTATATTTTCTGCCAATTTATCAAACGCATATGCTATTTCATCACGATATATTTTATTACGCTCAGATTGAGAATCTGAATTTTGGTATCTGATTATAGCTTCTTGTACAGGTGTCCCAAAGTATATTTTACTTTTTTTCTTTCTTGGTTTTTTTACCATTATCGGTTTGTCTTCTGACATTCTATTTCTCCCAGTAGTCTGTTATTTGTCCCATAAGGGTTTTTAATGTTACAAAGAATATTCCAACTTCATCATCTGACTCGAATGTTCCCTTACTATCTACATCCTTTAATTTTTGGTCTACATCTCTTACTGTATCTGTAAATCCTTCTATCCAAGTTTGGTACTCTTCTATCCTATCTTCATACTCAACGACTTTATTGTTTAAGTTCCAAATCACATATGAACAACCGAAACATACTAAACTTAATAATATAATTAATATTGTTTCCATTATTCTACCGCCGTCATATCTATTTCTCTACCACAATTTAAACAATAAAATGTAGGAACTGGAACAACTGACGCTTTTCCAGTCGGTGATACTAATGGTGATACTCTTCTCAACTCATATCCTTGAGCGAACATCTCTCCATTACAAACCACTTCAATTCCTTTTTCTAAATCTACTCTTTTATTATCACACTTAATTACTTTAGTATCTTTTTCTATATCTAAATTTAATTGTGGTGGTGCTTGTTTTCCATCTAATTTCATATCTTAACTCCCGAATAAATCATTAAATACTTTACTTTGACTATCTGATAATTGTTCTTTCCTTTTAGCTTTGGCTACATAATCTTCCTTTGAATGATTATATTTCCATTCCTCATATTCTAATTTAGATGCCATCATATCACCTTGATGTAGAATAGTTGGTAAGTTCGTTTTTAATTGAAAGTCATCCATATAAGTCATAAGATAACCTTTATTAGCCTCTTCATATAAACCATCAGTAAGTTTAATCGCTAAAAATTCTTGTTCTGTCATTGGAACTTGGAAATGATTTAAAAGAAAAAATGACCTATCAGTAACATTCATATAATGAATATTTCCATTATGATTATAAATCTTACCTTGATTCTTTCTATGCCATTCTGAATCATTTGGTACATAGTAGTCTCCTTCAAGTGAACCTACTTTACCCAAGTCGTGATGCATTGCACTAAATATTAATTCTTCATCTGTCCAATTAATATGAGCTCCCATATCTTTCCATAGTTGTCCAATTTTTTGTGAACACTCAATGACATGCAGTATGTGTTCTATATAACCACCTGGAAAAGCATTATGGTATTGTTCTTTACCACTTGCTGGTGCAAACATAATTCTATCTTTAAAATGTTCATACATCTTTAAGAGATTATCTCTTTTTTCTCCATCAAATGTATCATTAACAAGTTGTATTAACTTGTCATAATTCTGTTGTAATTGTTCTGGTGTTAATTCTTTCATCTATGTAAAAACCTCAAATTTTATATTGTTATAATATACAAGCTTTTGCTTATACGAGTCAAGAGCTATTTTAAAAAAAACACCAAAGGCCCACATTAAGTGAGCCTTCGGTTTAAGATTGGTGTGTTAGTATGAATTACTTCTTACCAACTGCATCTCTAACACCATACAGACCAAGAGCTGCTAGAACACCGAAAACAGATTCTGGAATTACAATTCCAAATTCTCCGGCGATACTAACACCACATACTACTATTGATGTCCATATTGTTTTAGATTTCCACCATTGTTTATCTTGTATCATTTGTAGTCTCCTAAGTTAACTTATCTACTTATTATCCCATAAACCAATTAATACAATCAAGGTCAATAGACCCGTCAAACCACCTGTCAAGAAGCTGTCTACAAGACCGCTTATGTTACCAATGATGTTTAAACCAAGTACATTACCGAATACTATCTGTGATAAAATACCAACAGATACTAATCCACCAAGTACACCAGCAAAACCACCAAGTACATCTGACATTGTTCCAAAGATTGACTTCATATTCATAGTTATCTCCTATTGTTTTTTAGTTTTGATTAAAATTTATAACTTGCTCTAATAACAAAGTCTTCACCCTCTTCACTCGAAAGTTCAGTTGTGATAAACATATTATCAGTACAGCTATATTTAACGCCGTATATCAATTTTGCATCTGTGGTATCATCACCATCTTCACTATACCCAAACAAAATTGATGCACCCTTGAAGACTTCAGGTGATACAACAGAGCGTAACCAAAACGCTCCATTACCTTCGTCTGACAAGTCATACTCAAAAGAGTTCTCTATTGGAAAACCAACAACGCTGATTTTACCAGAGTAATCTAAAAGTAGAGCATCATCGCTATTAACAGAGACACCCACGGTCTGGTCAAAGATTGAATACGACAGCCTTCCTGCCCAAAATTCATCATTACCATAGAGTGCTCCAACACCTATTCCTAGTTTATTAACTGAAAGACCTACACCTTCATATGTAGAATGTTCTCTTGGTAGAGAAACAAAACTATTGTTTGATGGTCTGTGTAAGCCCCAAGCAATACCATAAGGTGTCGCTTGTTGACCAAAAGTAAGAGTAACATCATCAGTTACATTCCACGAATATTTCGCTTCTTCGATGTTAAACATACCATCAGTTAATTGTCCACTTAACTGCCATCCGTCACCAGTTAAAGTTAATCCTGTATAAGGATTCGAGAAGCTTAGTGCATCATCTGTAGCTGGTGTTACTGACCCGTCTTCATTAGTGACTTCGTCTGTAGCTCCACCCCAAGTGAAATCTGTACTAAATTCCCCTGAAACTTTTATTTGTGAATCACTTGCTGGTTCTACTACTTCTTGAGCGAAAACAATTCCACTCACAGCAAGCACTACGCATAACAGTATCGTTTTTAGTGTATTCATACTACTATCTCCTATGTTGTTCTAAGTTACATACACATTTATAACATAGATACGCCAAATTTTTCTTTCTTCCTATTTACCTTTTGATTATTATTCATAACGGTAGAAACCTTTATGCCTCGGGATGCCCATCCCATTTCGAAATATGTAAGTTAATTTCCATATCGTATATAAGTATAACCTAAAAGTTTAAAATACAACTTTTTTTTATTTTTCTTCCTCACTATCATCTTTTTGTTTTTTAGGGTCTTGTGTTTCTCCCCTAAGTTTAGCACAATCTTCGATAGTATAATTATCATCATAAATAAAGTTATAATGATTTTCATCTAATAGATTGTAAATTCTTTCAATTGGAATAAAGTATCCCATATGAGTTATAGCATCTGAACTAAACCCACTTGGTGCTACTGATATTCTTGATGGTACACCAATCCAATCATATTGTTTTCTTTTACTTGAATACCTATAACAAGCTCCACCACTATTACCATAGATAGTTTGAGCTGATGACATCCAATATTTGTAATGGTCTATTTCATCATCCATATAAGTTATAATACCACTAGAAGCTATTGGTGGATGTCCTAATGAAGCTCCAACAGCAAACACATCATCAAAGATGTGAACATTATCTAAATCATGTGATGGAAATAAATTAGCAACCCAATCAGCTGCATTTTCTTTATCTCTAACTCTTAATAGTGCCCAATCTTGTCCACCCTCTACTTCAGAATAAGCTACAATATCAGCTTCAACTGCAAATGAACCAATATTGTGTGAATAATTATTATATTTGAAATATTCAACTTGAACTGTATCTAATATTTCAGTATCTATTTTTTTCTTCAATACAGGATTCCATTTTTTTATTATATGGATACAATCTGAAATAACATGATGGTTTGT